GTTCGTCATGGTCATAAATTCTCTTAACAGCATCAGCGAAAAATTCATCATTCTCCATAGAGAGATTGATTTTATGTTTTCTGTTTTTAACTGTTGTTAGCCAATGTTTATAAAGAACATTAAAAAAATCTTTGTCAACTTTACTAAATCCGAATCTATTCTGAAGAGAAATGATATCCGCTTTAGTTTTATCCCAACGAATATCAAACTGAAAATGTGACATCTTCAAATTATAATATCCTTCAGGAGTTAGAAATCCTTTTTCAGTAAATTCTAAAACTTTATTATAAACATTTTCTGGAATTTTATGACCATCACCAAGTTTTACAATAGGCTCATCAACATAAAAATAATCAAAATCTTTTGGACTTCTCCAAGAGCTTTCAAATTTATTCATTGCTGTTGAGCCTATAATAATCATTATTCTTCCAATACTTTACGTTCTGCTTCTAAATCACGATTCTCAGCAAGTTCAAGTGTGAAAAGTTCTGGATAACGTTTAGCAAGTTTCGCAATATTTCTTGCGAATGTATCACCAAATGTTCCACCAACGGCACGAAGAGCTAGTGCTACATACCATGTAATATCACCGTTCTCTTCACGAATGTTCACATCATCAATTGATTTACCTTCAATTAAAGAGTAAAGCAATTGTTCAGCAACTTCACCAACCTCAGACTGAATACCAAGAATTGCATGATACAAGTCCATTACTTTTTGGTCAACTTTATATTCCACATTAGTTATAGAGTCGAAAAGTGTATCGATTTTATCAACGTTTGATTGTAATAATTTATAAGCATCTTCAGCTCTTGCATCAGCTTTTGAAACATCTGTTTTGTAAAAAATAATTCGTTTTTGTTTATCAGCGTCGATTCCACTTTCAATTACATCTGTTAATGCGTAAACATCTCCAACTGTAAGCACCATATCTTCGGGTTTGGTGGGGGCAGTTGTTCTGCCTGATTTTTCTAGGTATTCAATACTATCCATTTAGTAGTCTTCATCTTTCTCTTTTTCGAAGTAGCTTAAATCTACTTTCCAATTTTCAATTGTTCCATCTTCTTTAATGTCCATGATGATATAATCACCATATCCATTACCTTTAGGGCAAAGGATGGAAGGAACATATCCATCACTCACCGTAATCAATTCATCGTTATCCCAAAGTTCGTATGTACCAGCATCTGCAACTTTATAATGAATTGATGCTCGATTTCCTTCAGGCCAGTTCATAATTAAACCAGTCTTTAAATCAATTTTTAAAACCCATAAATCGTCTTGACGACATGGCATTTTAGGGTCTTCATCGGTTTCATCTATACCGTTAAGAGTAGAATCTTCCCAATATCTTGGTTGAGCATTCACAACTAATGTTGTGACTTCTCTTTCAGTAATTGTTTTAACTTTAATTTTATAAGTCATTTATTCTCCGTATTTTAATAAGAAATCATTTGAGATTGCTTTGAAACTGAAATCTCTATCATGTGATTTGAAAACTACACCTTCGCGAATTTTAGAATTATATCCAGCTCCGTTTGCAAATTTAATCATATCTTCAATTGAATTAATTCCAATTTCTTTTAGAGTAACTTTTGCATGAAGAATTGGAACATGTTTCAAACCAAATTCATTCACAATTTTCATACGGTCATCTGGAGACATATACTTACCAGCTTTGACATCAAAGATATCAAAAACAAATAAATCATTCTCTGTAAGTGCATCTTTATTTCCTTGAATAGAGGGACCACAAAGCTCACCAGAAATTTGAATAAGAGTTTCATAGTCTTGAACCTTAGTAATCAAATCATATTTTCTAGCAACATTCACGAATGCATCACCTTCGTTCTCAATCTTTTTAGAAAGATTTCTAGAACAAACATGAACTTCATCAGCCAAATCTTTAAGAATTGAAAAGCTTGAACCATCCATCTTAATAGAAATTTCGAACATCTCATCATTATCAATTGCATGAGTGATATATTTCTTCATGTTTTGGCAACGCTCTTGGTCAGTTTTTCTACCACAAGAAGGGAAGTTTCCACGACTTTTACCAGACATTACTTCTGGAGAAAGTTTTTCGTACTTCAAAATTCCTAAAAGTTCTGTAAGGTCTGCATCAATTGATAAGATTTCTGTAGTTCCATCAGCTTTCGTAAATTTAAAAACTTCGGGGCTTTCTTGATAAACATTTGCATCATCTAATGATAAAATTAATCCTTGGGAAATTTGTCCACGAAGTTTAATTGTTTTCAGGCGTTGACCATCAACGTTCAAATAGATTTTTGGATAATCACTTTCTTTGGTTAAGAATGGTGCAAGTGTATGAGGAACCCAAGAGTCAATCTCTAGATAAACTACTTGTTCTCCGACAGTATGAACACCTTTTTTAACTACGACTTGCCAACCATCAACGATAGCGAGTTCAATTTTATCAGCCCCATCTATTTCTTCTAGACGTTCAATAGTTCTAATTGTTGCTAATTTTCTTTCCATTATTATTCCTCAGTTGTAAAGTTATTTAAAATACTGTCGAAAATTTCTTGAATTTTTTCCAATGTATCCGCTTCAGTTTTATCTAACCTGATTTCTTTTTTACGTGGCAAGAACAAGGAAGATTTTTTACCTTCACTATGCATGATATCGTTAAAAGTAACTGCCATGATTTTATTCATAAAATATCCACGGTCAGCGTTCATGTCTTCACGTTCTTTATCAGAGAACCCAGAAACGTTTACTTCAAGTAATCCACATAAAGAGCGACATTCAACAGAGCCAAATGTTTTTGCATTCTTCCCGTTTCCAGCATTAAATCCAACAATTTCTAGGTCACATTCAGCATCAATTTTGAATTTGAACATTTCTGTTGAATTACCATCTTTCCAAAGAGTCGTAGGAATCTTTAGAATAGTTCCTTCACCGCCAGTCGAAATTTTTTCAACGTAATGAGCTAAAGCTTCTTTCATTGAATATACAACTCGTGTTTCAACCAATTTGATATCATCAGAGTTTGCTCTTTTGAGAAGGTCTGTTAATCCTGCAAGACGTTCCGAATATGGTTTTGTAGTCTTCTTCATTTGATAAACATCAATTAAAGGAACCATATCCCACACCACAAAGATAATTCTATATTTTGCTGTGTTTAAAGAACCTTGTTGAAGAATAGAATTCAACATTCCATTACCAATTTCACGAGCTAGAACAGTTTCATTTTCCATGTCTTCAACAAGAAGTTCTCCATGAAATTGGAACCCAGAACCACCCGAATTGTTCAAAGAGCTTGTGATGTGTGAAAAGAACTCTGGAGGGAACATAGACCCATTACGAGACATTACATCACTACCACCAATAGCCTTGATATCAAAGTTTGCAAACATACCATCAAGCTTTTCTTGAGACAGAAGACCTTCAGACCATTTAATTTTGTCTTTCTTCATATCTTTCAATAAAGCGCAACGTTGATAAGGTTGTTCAGGAACAAGATTAGGCCAAGTTTTATTGGCTGTAGATGTAGAAACACCACATTTTAAATCTCTTCCGATAATCAAGCGCAATACTTCACCATCATCAGAGGTAAGACCATCGAGAAGTTCATTAACAAGTTCATGAGCTGCATGACCTGTAACTTCCCTAGATACAATCTTTTCATCTAACGTATTAAGTGCCGTGTTCAAATCAATTGGCGAAACAATTTCTTTATTTCTTGTAATCAATTTCTTGATATAATAATTTTTGCGTGGGTTAAGAGTCATCTCAATAACTCTTTCTAGCAATTCATTGTTTTCTTCACGTTGAAGAAGTTGTTCTTTAAAGATACGCGAATTGTTAGAACGTAATTCTTCAATAATTGGATAAATCATTTATGTTTCCTTATGATACGAATGTTACTTCTACTGGTGTTTTACTAGTCATGACAATTGCAGGAAAATATTCACGCAATTTATTCAACCACCACTCAGCAGTTTTAATAATGAGATGTGCGTTTCTACCATCTGGTAAAATATTTGCAGCTTCTCTTGTAAACACAACGAAGAAAAGTCTTCCTTCGGGTGCTTGTAAATCTTGGAGATGTGTTAAAACAGCATCTAAATGTTCTGGTTCGATATGTTCAAAAACGTCAGTTGAAATAATCAAATCAAATTTTTGTTCTGGAAGTTTGTTATATTTCTCCATTGCTGGGTCATAACCGACAACCTTACTTTTAACCATTGCGTTTTGTAGGTGTTCAAGTAAAACACCTTTACCACAACCGTAATCTAGAATTGAACATCCAGAATACATTTCTCTAAGAAGTGGGTCTAATTGTTCGATATGCTTAATACCAGTAATCCCCCAATTGGCTTCTTTATGTTTTTCAATTAAAATATTTTTGTAGTCTTCAGTAATCATTTAAAATTCCGTTGTGTGTTGTAGCATAATCATTAATTTACTTTTAACAAAGTATTCGTATAGTTTTTTATGATTTCCAATCTTAGGAATTTCATATTCAATCATAATTGCATCTTGTATATCCTGTGGTATCAAATCGAAATCAATTAATTTTCTATTTCTTTCAAAATTTTCTTTGAGAGTTGGATTAGCTTTACAAAATTCTTCTGGAGAAAGTTTATCCCAAATTACCAATTCTTTTTCAAAAACGCTTGGTTGACGTTTTGCTGGATTGATTAAAGTATCACCATCACTTTTAATATTTGGAATACCATCATCACCAGCTTTGATAATGTGTCTCATTAATAAACAATGAGGATTATCATTCACAAGAAACTTCTTGGCTCTAAGAGAGTATTGCTGAACCCAAGTATATTTTTGGAGTTGCATAAAATCTTCATCAGAAGAAATGATAAGAATCTTTTCTTTAATATTCTTACATAATGTCGCAATAACATCATCAGCTTCAACTTTAGAAATTTGAATAACTTTATAAGGAAAGTTTTCTTTAATATCTCTTGTAATCTCGCTGAGAATAGAACCTAAGAAAGACCAATCAATATAGGACTTCTCTTTAGCAGCTGCTCTATCAGCTTTATAAAATTCAAATAAATCTTTTCTCCAATAATTTCTGGAATCACAGCACAAAACCAATTCACCGAATTCTGCTTTATGTTTTAACTTATATTGTCGGATTAGATTAAAGACGGTTGCTTTCATAAGCATAGCGTCATGGTTATCACCAAGCTTACCTTGACCAGAAGCAAGAATGCTTGCGTAGGTAATATGGCTTAAATCACACAGTATCATTATTTTTTCTTGTTTCAATTCTATCTAGGGTTTGAGTGTCAACTTCCGTAATGGTTTGACAATTTGGAGGCAATGCTCCAAAAAAACTAATTGATAATTGGTTTGAAATATCTTTTACCTTTAAAAAATTATCAACCATATCATGACAATTAGCAATGTTGTACTTACGTCTTTCTAATTCTGATAAAATATCAATTATATATTTTTCAGAAATCGTGCTGTACACACTTGAATATTTTTTAGCAAGAATCTTTTTCAAATTTTCGCTAAAGGAAATTATGTTACTTTTCATTAATACGCCTTTAAAATGATTGTATCTGGGGAAAGTCTACCGTTTAATGGATATCCAGTAGTTTTAATTGTCTCCATAAATTTACGTTGTTCTACCTTACTACAGCTCATTAGAATTGTCAAATGATTTTCTGGATTTCTTAATGTTTTCATTAAAGATTTTTCTGGAAGGTAATTATAAATTGTTAAACCTTTTACAGTTAAGCCAACTTCAGACACAAAATTTGATAATTTGCGTGTCTTAGTATTGTAGACCCATAGAGAAGTTGAGCCAATAATTTTTTCTGGGGGAATAGATTTCAGATTGAGTTCGGCAAATTCTTTCAAATATTTTAGTTTTTTTACTAACATCGTAGGAGATTTTTGCTTAGTTGTTCTGCGAATTGATTTTGTCTTTTTCACAAAGCTTGCAGCGGTTTCCATGGCTGTTTTAATATTGTTTAAACCGTTCAAACAGTTTTTGATATATTCTTTAGAAGGGTATGACTTTACTAAATCTTTGTCTGATAATTCAACAATTTGTTTCTCATACCATTCTTTGACTTTAGCTTTATCAGCACTTGGAAAACGTTGAATAATATCTTGTAATAATGGAAGAGATTTTTCTAACATCACCAAATCCATATATTTTTCAAATTCACTTAATAATTGTATAGTCTGAGATTCTTTGTTAGAATTTGCTGGTAAAACTTCATTATCAATTGTTTTATCTTTTTTATAAAGCGTTGAAAGTTCTGTGATAGTTTCTTTCAAATTAGTAATCTTTTCTGAAGGGAATTGATAACCGTTATTATGAAGCCAACAAATAGCACCAATATTTCTGAATTCATATTCAGGAATAGAGGTTAGATTGTCGCTCATAAATTGTTTTGCAAATTCTTTGAGTTCTTTGAGTTCATAAACATAGTTAGCATAATTTAATGCTTTTACCAAAGATAATTGGTCTTTAATGTTTGAAATGTCTGGGAATGTATATCCATCTAAGGATTGTTTAATTCTTCTGGTAGGTTTTTTACTTTTCATTAATTTCTCTTTAAATATATTCAAAATATATAATAATTTATAATTAATGTCAAGTGAAATTAATCACCAGCGAAAACGTTTGGAGAACCTTGTATTACAGCAGAGCCACAGGCTACGGGGTCGCCAATTCTACCACATTCTATACCATTTATAAAAACGGAAGATGACCCCTCTGCTAAGACAGAAGAGTGACAAGTGGTGCAGCAATGGACAGCCCATGAATCACCTTTGCGGTGAATTCCGATAGAATTTACAAAAACATTTGAAGATGCTTGATTATTAGGTCTTGATGGAAAGCAACCATGACCAGAACATTTATCACCTAATCGTGCAATATTTGACATATTTTACTCCTAAAACTATTTATAATACCCAAGGCTTTTCATATAATCAATAAAAGCAGCGGGTGGTAATGTCGAAAGAGTTTTTCCTTCAAAATAATCAATAATAGTTTGGTCGCGCATAATCGACCAATCTGGTAAAACTTCAAATCTAAATTTCTTTTTTTCTTCAACGGTAATAGAACTATCAGAAATATTTTTATAAATTGCCAAAACTGTTATTAAAATTTTGAAACTGTTAACTTCTCCATACGAGCCAATTGCCGTTGTCGGTGTGTCTAATAGAGATGCATAATTTTTAGAGTAATAAACAATTTTTGGTTCCGTATTTATAAACCTTGTTTCATATAGATAATAACCAGCTGGTGGAGAAAAATAGCTTTCTGGAGCAATGTTAATATATTCGCTTGCATTAATAGAAACGTTTTCTAGTGTCACATTTGTTGTAGCGTTCTTGAACAAGAATGGAACAGCTGTTGATATTGCTGTTAACGTACCAAGAGATTGATTAAATGTACCATTAGTTTTAAGTAAAGATTGGGAATCTAAAGTGGTATTAGAAAGACTTTTTGAGAGACTTGATGATAATTTTACAACTCCATGTACAATACCCGACAATGATTCCAGTGTAGTATCTATGACAGCACTTTTATAAAACTGACCAGTAGAATTTAATGTAGTATCAGAAAGAGTGTTTGAAGATGTTCCTCGAATAAGACTTGCAGCAGTAGCGGAAGATGTTAACACAGAAAGAGTTTTTGAAACGCTTGATGATATTTTAAGAACGGCAGTTGACGAAGAAGTTAAATTACTCAACGTTTTGTTAACAACAGTATAGTCAAAAACATCACCAACAAGATTTCCAGAAACGTTGTCAAGATTAATGAGAGCCGAAGCAAAAACGTTCGTTTGTGTAGTTAGTTCTGAAGGTTGACCAGATAAATTAAGGTTTGCGGAACCAGCTTCTAAAACCCTTGTTATTATGAATGAAGATGTTGGCGGATTATTTACGACATTAATTGCTGGTTCCGCAATTAAACTAGTATTTAAAGAGGGGGTAAGAGCTATGGTAATACCAAGCATATTATACAAATAACCGCTTTCAGCTGTCGCGGTTGTTGCAGAGACAACACCAGCTGCAACCTTTGAAGCGTACCAACCATATTGTGTAGAACCCTGCCACCTATTATAGCCTATAAACCCAGACGCAGTTCCTAGAGATGCATTAGCATTCTTAGTAATTATCCATGTATAATCATCAGTAACACGGTCATATGATAAAATATTCAGAACTAATGTATTGTTTATGGTAGTAGTTATCGAGGGCATATACAAAGTAGTTGAATTATTTGTAACCAATGTCTCAAATTTATGGAAGGGAGTTGTTGTATCAACACCGTCATAGCATGAAATATAAACATCTCTGTAATAGCCGGGAGAACCGGCCACAAATGTTACGGATGATGGGTCTCCCGTATCCCAAAATTTATAATATATGAAAGTTTTATATGAATGGAAAGTTGAGTATGTGGTAGAGCCAGTAATAGTATAAAAAGTCCAGCCAGATGGTGTTGGCGGTGTTGTACCAGTATCTTCGGTAACGACATATGCTAGATAGAATCTACCACTGGATGTTGATGGTAAAGTTATCACTGCATCATTATAGATGTTTGTATTGGCATATGCGGACGCTACGTATACGGGAAGTTGTGGCAATGCGAACCCCTATTATGAAATAGTTATAGAACCAGCAGATAAATCATGTTTGACTGTAAATGTTTCTAAATTAGCAAGAGATATAGATGAACCATAATCCCACCAGCCAATTAATTCATTATTAGTTGCTGATGCATTGTATAACACTGCATATCGAAATGGTCCAAATGCACCAGTTGCAGAAAAAACAACATTATTTATAACAAGTTTATAAATACCAGAAGAAGTCGAAGAGGATACCTGCGTTGCTTGTATCCCACCAGTTACATATCCACCTGTTGCGGAAATTTGAGTAATATTTGATAATACTGTATTAGAAGTTGATGGTGCTGTATTTGTTAAACAAATTTTTAATGTGTCGGAGCCAAGGTTATGAACTTTTTCAGCCATAGCTTCTCTAAAACTAGTAAACAGGTTTAGAGATGCCATTATGCATTTCCGTCAGTAAGAATAAATGTTGTTACAGTAAACGCTTGACCAGCCGTAAACGATACACTATCTACAGTCATATCACCACCAGAACCAGTAATAGTTACAGAGCCTTGAATGTGACATGTTGTTCCAGTAGAATCATAAATTCTAAAATGAGCTGCCGTACCAGTGGCATCAGCAGAAGTGTCTTCCCATGTACCTGTTTTTGATTTGGAACCAGATGAAGCTGCTGTCATCCAATCTGATGGTAAGTTAGCCGTTGCTAAAACTGTTCCAGAATCTGCTGCTGCACAGTTTACGGGGGCAGCTCCTGAACGTACTTTTAGAATTGCTGATGTTCCTGTTGCGGTTTCGATAGCATCAAGACGAGCATTTCTAATGTTTGTTGAAAGTTGAATAGTCATTTAATAATCTCCAATAATATAATCTATTTATCATTGGAAGATAGATAAAAACTATGCAATTCACTTTTTCTCTCTAATACCAAACGATTCCAAAATTTACTTTTTGGCTTTTTAATTTTATTTGAAATGTATGCAATAGATTTAATAATTGGCTTTTTGTAACCAGTTAAAAATTCTCTAGCCGTTTTACGAGCTAATAAGAGAGCTTTCATTTCTGTAGGATTTTTCTTAGAGGATTGTATAGTTTTCTCTGTATTATGAAGACCTAAATCTACATACTGAAATTGACCTTTTTCAAGAACAACTCCGCAAACATTTGATGGGTATTTTGAGTGTTGAGTTCTGGTCATGATAACACTTGCAACAAGTTCCATCTCTTGTTCGGATGGTTGTCGGACTTCCCAATACAAAGCTTTGGTGAGACAGTCAACTTGCTTTGTATCTGGTTGTGTTATAACGAGATTGGCGTGTTGGATATTATCCGTATTTGCATTTGCCAGTGGTGCAAAATATAAAAAGATTCCTAAAATAATAATCAGGAATCTTTTATAGAAAACCTTTTTAGGTCTTAGATGAGTGGTAGTCATGACTTTTACGGAGTTTTTCTGCATCACCTAATCGATGAAATACACCGATTGAAATCCATGTCTTTGGAACATATGTTTGGAGATGTTTA